AGCCATCCTCCGTAGCTGAATTTCTACATCAGCAGGCAGTCTCAAAGTCATGTATCTGTCTTTAATTTTTTCGGTCATGTTTATTCCAAATTTTCAATGGTGACAAAAGCCTGAATCTGCACTTTTGCATCTTCAGCACCATTGCACACTTTAGCACAATAACCCACTTCCTCTAGATATTTGATCCAGTCCTTTTGCTCTGCGCTGACCGTGCCGCCCTTAACCCGCTTCATCTCAATCCACAGCTTCCACGCAGGGATGAACAGGTCAGGCACACCAGAAGACACGCCAGTCGCTTTCAACTTGGCGGCCACAGACGGATGGCGATGGCCACCATTTGGAATGGCAAAGATGCGAACGCCCTGATATGTGCGGCGGAACCACTGCACCAGCATCATCTGCTCGTGGTCCTCGCTTGGGATTTTTTCAGTCGAAGTTGCCATTGATCGCCTTTTCAATCAGTTCCAATTTCATTTTTGCGTCCACCAGTTCGTAAAGCGCCTCGCGGTATCCGGCCCACGCACGCTCGGCACGTTCACGTTCTGCGGCTAGCAAACGCTCTAGGCGCTCAAATTGGAGTTGTTCTTTCTTGTTCAAAACGGTATCTCCCTCATCCACTTCGGGCACTCGCCCACAGCCTCGGCAAACTTTGCCGGTGGCGTCATGAAGAACTCGGTGCACAGCCCATCGGTGCCATAGTTCTCGCACGTATGGCAGCAGCGCGGTGGGCCTGCTTCGTACCACTTGCGCCACTGGATTAAAAACTCGGGTTCGGGGGGGCGGGTCATAACAATTGCTCCTGAATTTGCTTTACTGGATCTGGCGTCTGCTTGTTCTGGTTTCATAAAAATGATGTTTGTACTGGTTGGCGATTGATTCTGTTTTGAAAACTTACTGCTTCACGCCAATCATTGGGGTTTTTTTTTGCATCCGTGCCGCAAATGACCAAGCCATTGAATCTGCTGAATACAGGTTGTCTTTGACATCAGCCCAAAGAAGTGATGTGGTTTTGATACCAAATCCATGCAATTTAAGGTCTGGCCGTTCAGACTTGATGGCTTTCAAAACTTGTGCAATTGAACTCGGGCTGGCGTTGCGTTTGCAAACGCTGCCAACACCGACATAAGCGCCATCAGCCAGCCTGTCGCCGTACATCCTGATGTGATCAACATAGCTTTGCGGTGTGTAGCCTTGCAGCACAGGCAAGATATACACGCCAGTGTCCTCGGCTAACAACTGGTCATAGCGCTCAATCGTCAGGAACTGATGCTGCCGGACATTCATGCCTGTCTTTTGCAACATATGGTCTTCGCACATATAGTCCTGCGCAACAGCTGCCACAAGGTTGCCGTTTGATTTCCATCTTTTGATCTGGTCGGCATAGACGCTCACAGGTTCTGGATAGCATCCATGTTTTGCAATAGTCGTAAATGCACCGCTGTCCATAATCCAATCTTTGACAGCAAAACCTGATTTTCTGTTTTTGAGTCTGTTGATAGAAATAAAAGCCCTTTCTAATTTATCTGCTTTACTTGGCATGTGCATTCCTACGTAAAACCTAAAAGGTTCTTCGTGTTTCATTTCAACCCCTTATTCATAGCCTTCACCCAGCACTTAGCACAGTGCCAGCGTTGACGCACTTCAATACCGCCTCTTGGTTCTCTTTGCATCTTGCAAACATCACACTCGCGCAGCTTTTGCGCCCTTGCTGTTTCATCAATCATTCCCAAGTCCTTTTCATCACTTTAAAAAATTTGCCGTCTTTTTGAAATTCAATCAGCTTCGGTGGTCTTGCGTTATTGAGGTTTTGCACCATCTCAATCATGGTCTGCACATTCAGGCCACCGGCCAAAATGTTTGCGCTGTTGGCCATGCTTGCCAACTGGCTCATGGCCCGCTGGCCTGCGTAACCCTCATGCAAGATCGGCAGGTATTCGGTGATCGGTGCATCACTCAAGCCGCCGTAGTACGTCACGGCCAGCATCTTCTTGCCAGAGGCCTTACTAATGTGCTCACGCCACGCCCAGGCGCTTACCTCCAGTTCTTTACCCTCCAGCCCCATGATGTCGTCATTACGTAGCACCATTGCCTTTTTGACGGGCGCAGGAAAAGCAGCACCGCAGGCAGGGCAGGTCATGGCTGAGATGTGCACCAGTTCCCCGCACGCATCACACACTTTCACTGGTGCCTCACCCTCTCCATCGCCTGCCGACTGCTTTGGCGGCTGGACGTTGATGATCGGGCCGTGCATCTCAACCACTCCGGCGAAGTCGAGCACCAGGCAGTGATCGGTGTGGCTCTTAACCCTCATGCCACGGCCAGCCATTTGCACGTACAGGCTCGCGCTCATAGTGGGGCGCAGCATGGCAATCAGGTCAATGTCAGGATGATCAAATCCAACCGAAAGTACCGACACATTAACAACCGCACGCAGGCGTCCGGCCTTAAAGTTGGTCAGGATGCGCTCTCGTTCCTTCTTCGGGGTTTCCCCGGTCACACATTCAGCAGCCACCCCCTGCTGGCGCAGGGCTTCGGCCACGTGTTGCGCGTGCTGCACGCCAGCACAGAAGAACAACCACGCCTTGCGCTCCCCGGCCAAGGCCATCACCTCGCGCACCACAGCATGGTTTTGGTCATCGGTGTCAACGGCAGCTTGCAGCTCGGACTCAATAAACTCACCCCCGCGCTTGTGCACACCGCTTGTGTCCAGCTTGGCCTTGGTGACCTTGGACCGTAGCGTTGACAAATGGCCTTTAAAAATTAATTCCTCAATGCTGACAGGCGTCAGCAGGTCATCAAACAACGCAGGTTTGTCGGTGATCAAGCCATGCCCCAAGCGGTACGGAGTAGCAGTCAGACCAATCACGCGCAGGCTCGGATTGATTGCCTTCAGTTCGGTCAACAGCTTGCGGTAGCCGCCCTCGTCTTTGTGGTTGACCAAGTGGCACTCGTCAATGATTACAAGGTCAATGTGGCCAAGTTCTTTGGACTTATTCCGCACCGACTGAATGCCAGCAAACGTGATCGGCTCCCCCAAGTCCTTTCTGCCAATGCTGGCGCTGTAAATGCCCATCGGCGCACCGGGCCAGTGCTGGCGCATCTTCTCAGCGTTCTGCTCGATCAGTTCCTTGACGTGCGTGAGCATGAGCACGCGGGTTTCGGGCCAGTTCTGCAAGGCATCTTTGCACAGCGCGGCCACGATGTGACTCTTGCCTGAGCCGGTCGGCAGCACCAGACAAGGATTCCCCGTGCCACCCGCCTCAAACCATGCGTAAAGCTGGTCGATGGTGCGCTGTTGGTAGTCACGCAGCATCATCCCACCACCCTCCCACCAAACTCTTTACGCATGTCATGCAACTGCGTCCAGCCCTTGTCCGCACAAGCGGCAGCATTGGCCAGCAATTCACGCGAACTGAACACACCCTCAATCTCAGGGTCGCCATTGGCCACGGTCGTGCCATTTATTTCATACACGGCGGTGAAATCGTCCGGCCCATCCTTGCGCTGCCACGGCACCAGATCAGGGTGCAGGACATGACCCTCGCAGCCGGTGCGCTGTGCATCCACGGGGATCACGTCATCCCACTTGACGCAGTGCCAGGTCGAGTCCGACAGAGGCGTTGACAGGGCGCAGGTGCGGCAGTTCACATGCTTGGTTGTCTTGTTACCAAAGCACTGGTCGTGGCCATCACAGAACTTGCATTGGTACCAGATTGGGTCTGCACTCAATGGCTCGGGCATCCGGTCGCTCAAGGCAATGCGTTGGCCACGCGCAACGGCAGGCAGTGCCACGTCAGCATCAAACTTCACGCGCTCGGTGTAGATCCGGTCATCGTCTTTGCACACGGCCAGGTACAGCGCACGGTCCAAACCCGTGCCGGCCATGTAGACCTGCATCTGCACAAAATGCTCTGGCTTTGATTTCTCTACGCCATCCTTGACCAGTGCATCAAACGACTTCTTGCTATGCGTTTTGAACTCGGCAACGTGCTTGGTCTTGGGTGCTTCAGGCACGCCAGAGTCAATGATGGCATCAAGAGACCCAGAGACATGGCTTCCAAAGTCAACCCGGTACTGGCTCGAAACTTTGCGCACGTCCATGCCAATAGCACGCAGGTCGCTGATGATGTTGGCTTCTTCTTCCTGCCCACGGCGGAACAGGCGCAGGATGCGGCCAGGGAACGAAGGCTGCACCGCCCAACGGAACGACAGCCACAACCAACGGTCACAAGGGTGGCCCAAGCCACTTGCCCCCATGTGAGGGCGCGGCGGCTCGGCCTGCGCTTCATGGTGCTTGTCAATCAGCGCCTGAATACTATGATCACTCTCGGGTATCTTCATGATTTCTCCTCATTACGCGCCTTAATTTTGGCTAATAACTCACCGGCTTTACAAATCATAGTAAACGCGTCCAACAGACGGATTACAAGAATTGCTCGACCGTTGGTGTCTTCATAAATAGTTTCATATGCGCAATGCTGGCGCACATATTCTTGAAATTCTGTGTAGTTCATGCTGTACTTTATGGGTGGGCTTACTCGCTGCGTCTGGCCGTGGACCGTATGAGATCGTTGCACCAGCATCCGCTTTCAGCCCAAAATCATTTCTTTGCCCACGGAGGCGCGGCCTTGGCTGGTGCTGACTGCATTACAGAGGCATCTTTTCCGCCAACTGGAACATGCGCTGCAAATGTGGATACTCCCATAGGCGCAGCACTACCTGACACAGACTTAAAGCCCTTCACCTCGTTGCTGTCGCCATACTTCTCATCGGTCTTCACCTCCAGCTTGATAGACAAATTGCCGCCAATTAATTGGTCGGTGTCCGTGACCTTGGCCAAGCCGATTGCACGCATGATGTCGCCCAACTGCTGGCGGCCAATCTCCTCGGCCTTCTGGTTTGGGT